GTTTTGATCTTTCCTGTACCCGATCAAATACTTCGTTATCCACTAAACGCAGGCTTTCATCTTTGATCGTGATGCCCTTCTGCGTATTTTCCCCGATGTAGATCCTGTTGTGCAGCGTCTTCTGAAAGGACCGCGGCACGAACTTTTGACCGTTCCGGCGTCTGTATCCCTGGGCGTTCAGCTCTTTTACGCAATCTGCCAGGCTGATGCCGTCAGCGTAATTGCCGAACAGCTTTCTGATGACCTCCGCTTCCGGTTCACACACGGAGAGCTTCCCGTCTGTCAGGCTGTAGCCATAAGGAGGACTGCCGAGCACATATCGGCCTTTTTTTATTGATTCGATCTGCCCCCGGTGCACCTTCTGAGCAAGATCTATAGAGTAATATTCGGCCATGCCTTCCAGCAGAGCTTCCAGGATAGCCGATTCGGGAGAATCGGTTATACCTTCCATCGCGGACAGGACTTTTACCCCGTTATCCTTCAGCCTCTTTTTGTAGATCACGCTGTCGTATCGATTCCTGGCGAAGCGGTCCAGCTTATAGACGATCACATAATCAAACATGCGCTGTGCTGCGTCGCTTATCATCTGCTGAAATTCCGGCCTGTCGTCGGTGCGTCCGGAGATAGCCCTGTCGATGTATTCCCCGATCACGTTGTATCCGTTCTGCGCGGCATATCCCTTGCATACATCGAGCTGGCCTTCTATCGACTGCTCATTCTGCGCGAGGGAGGAATACCTGGCGTAAATAACTGCGTTCTTCATTTCTTTCTCACCCTACCGACTTTTTGTTATTCGGTAAGACCAGGATTCCACATAACTGCTGAGATTATCCATCTCCTCCTGGTCTTATGTAATCACGACTTCATCACTATTTATGATGTTGTCACTATTAATCTCCTTATAAACTACCTTTATTTTTACAATACCTTTTGTACGGAGCGACGCTCATGACTTGACCTTCTGAATGAAGTTAGCCGCCAATGCTAACCCTTCCCATAGTGCTAATCTCTCTGCTTCTGTGATTAGTTCACCGTTGATGGTTATATTCACATTCATTAAATGCAGTTTTTCCGCCTGAAGCCAATCATCAATGTTTATGGTGGGTTTATATTGATCTCTTGGCATTATCTTCCCTTCCGCAAGGGCATCAGCAGAAATGCCGAGAGCTTCACAGATTTTCAAAATATTTTGAACGGACGCCTTATTTATTCCTCTTGAAAAAATGGTGTAGATGGTAGAGTTCGGTATGCCGGTTCGTTTAGAAAAGGCAACTATAGTGCCATCTCTTTCCAGGATCATTTCACGCAGTTTTTCTTCAATTGTCATTATTATTTATTTCCTCCTCGGAAATATTATAAACAATCACATTGCGAATTTTCAAGAGAAATAAACGATAAATCGAAAAATAATGCCTCAAATAAAATCGAAATTTCGATATTAGTATTGACAATCCGTCATATAGGATGTATTCTGTATGTGGATATCGAAAATACGACACACATGTCGAAAATAAAAGGAGGGATGTATGTACTCGAATCTTAACGCTGAAATGATGCGAGCAGGTCTGACAAGAGGAGAGGTAGCAAGAAGACTCGGCAAATCAACCTCATCACTAAGTAACAAGCTTAACGGCAAAGCAAAGCTTTCCATTGATGAGGCGTTTGAAATTTCGCACTTGCTCCAGTCTGTTCTGGGGCTCGAGCTTCCACTTGAATATCTCTTTGAGAAGAAAAACTGATCGGGTAACAGTAAGGAAAGGAGGCCAATTGAAAGAAGAATCAAAGTTTATCGAGTGCGGGACGATTGCCTATCGGTACCCTGACGGCAGCACAGAGAGCTGCCCGCTCTACGTCAAAGCCGAAACAGATCAGACGGCAAAGGAGCTCGCAAAGGCACTGCTGAAGATGATGAAAGGAGGAAGGAATGAAGCTCACTGTAACGATTGATGAAGCGGACTTTATCAGGGACCTGATAGAAAGAGCCGCGAACACCAACCACATGCGGGGCATAAAGGAGGCCACACAAGGTTCAAAGGGGATGTCAGAATTTTACTTCCAGCTGACGGAACTGTGCGACGACCTGGCATGGAGGATCAAGCGTGAGATCTACAGCGCGAAAGAGAAAGGAGACAGTGATGGACAGAGCTTATGATCCGGATCTCCCGGAGATGTGCTACACGGTGTAAGAATCCACCGGCAGGGTGATCCTCATCACGAGAGGGGAGGAAGGCTACAAGGACACGCACTTCGAGTTCAGATCCAGAGAGAACTCCCGCGCACTGGCGGATCTGTACAACCAAAAGCTGGGCGTAACGAAAGCCCAGGAAAGAGCGATGAGCTTCGGCAGCGTCTTCGGGTTTGACCAGCTGGGCGCGAGCCCGAAGGTCTGGGAAAGAAAGGAGGAGAAATGACGCTGAAACAGATGAGGCTGAGAAAACTGCTGACTCAGGCAGAGGCGGCCAAGCTGATAGGATGCGGCACAAGTTTGTACTGCCAGTGGGAGACAGGGAGCCGCACACCGTCGATCGCCAGCCTGAAAAGGATCAAAGAAGCTTTCGGCTGCACGGCCGAAGAGATCGCCTTTTGCGAAACATGGAACTAAGGAAGGAGGGGAAATGAATATCTACGAACAATGCGTCTGGGTGTTCTGGATCTGCGGAGGTCTCGGCAGCGCACTTGTCGGACTGATCGTTGAGGCAATAAAAATGGCCCCGAAGGGCCGGTTGAGAAAGAAATAAGAGATTACAACGAGATTATACACGAGAAAGGAAAAAAATGCAAGAGATTACACCGAATGAAGAAACCCAGCTTATAGAGCTGAAGCAGCTGCCTGTCATCCAGGAGCAGCTGGAAGCCGTAAAGGCAGAGATCGAGAAGAGGACGAGCTTCGCAAAGAGCCAGCTCGTCACGGAAGAGACCAGGGCGAGCGTGAAGGCTCTGCGCAGCCAGCTCAATAAAGAATTTGCCGCCCTGGATGAGAAGCGCAAGACCATCAAGGCCCAGATCCTCAAGCCTTACGAGGATTTCGAAGCGGTCTTCAAGGATTGCGTGACGATCCCTTACAAGGACGCCGACAACACGCTCAGAGAGAAGATCACCGAGGTCGAGGACGGGCTGAAAGCAAAGAAGACCGAAGAGGTCAAAGCCTACTACGACGAGTACGCAGAGACAAAGGGTGTGGCCGACATCATCCCCTGGGAGAGAAGCGACATCAAGGTCAATTTGACCGACACAGCCAAGAAGCTAAAGGAGACCGCGAAAGGACTCATCGACAGAGTGGCAGCAGAGGTCGCAGCGATCAGGATGATGGAAGACGCGGACGAGATCATGTTTGAGTATTCCAGGACCCTCACGATGGCCTCCGCAGTAGAGACTGTGACCCGCAGGAAGAAGGAGATCGAAGCGCGCAAGGCCATGCAGGCAGAGCTGGAGCAGAGAGCTGCCGAGATGAAGGCTGCAGAAGCAAAGGTCGACGAGGCGATCTCAATAGCCCCGCCGACGACCGGAGCTCCGGATCCGGAAGTAGAACCGGAGGAACCCATCTATACGACCAAATTCACAGTAAGAGGAACATTAGCCCAGCTGAAGGCCCTGAAAGCCTTCCTGGAGGACGGAGGTTATGACTATGAGTAACAATGCACTGCAGCCCCAGAAGATCACCTTTTCGACGCTGATCAACTCACCGACGTACAAAAAGGCAATAGCAAATGCCATTGCCAGCGACAAGGACAGACAGAATTTCATCACGCAGATCGTCTCTGCGGTAGCGAATAACCCGCAGCTCTCCGAGTGCGAGGCAGGATCCATCATTGCCGGAGCTCTCCTGGGCTTCGGACTGAGGCTCAGCCCCTCACCGCAGCTCGGCCAGTATTACCTGGTGCCTTTCAATGACAGGAAATCCGGGCAGAAGAAAGCTCAGTTCATTCTTGGGTATAAGGGTTACCTTCAGCTTGCCATGCGCAGCGGGCAGTATCGCGATATCGAGGCGATGGAATTACACGAAGGGGAATACCTCGGAAGAGACAAGAGAACCGGACAGCCCCTCATCGAATTTATCGAAGACGACGATATCAGAGAACAAACTCCGGTCGTCGGCTACATGGCATACTTCGAATATTTAAACGGATTCACGAAAACCATCTACTGGAGCAAGACCAAGATGGAAAAATACGCTGACACATACTCTCCCGCTTTTTCCCTGGCGGCTTATAAGAAGCTCCAGGAGGGCAAGATAGCCAAGGAGGATATGTGGAAATATTCCTCATACTGGTACAGCTCATTTGATGCTATGGCCAAGAAGACGCTGCTGCGTCAGCTGATCTCCAAGTGGGGGATCATGTCCATCGAGATGCAGCAGGCAATCGAATCAGACTCCACCACTCTCGCCATCTCTGACAGCGGAGACATCATAACGACTGCGACTGCCGAATCTTTCACTTCGGAAGAAATCCTCCCTTCCGACGCACCGCAAGATGTGGTGGAACAGGCGGATCTGACGGATGAACCTTTCCCTCCCATGGGAGAGGTCGACCTGGCTGATCTGTGATGGAGATCAATGTAATCTCCACCGGGAGCAAAGGGAACGCCGTGATCATCTCTGGTAGGATCATGATCGACTGCGGCGTTTCCTGGAAGCTCCTCGCCCCATTCGTCGGGCCTTTGAAGCTGGTGCTGCTCACACACATCCACAGCGACCATTTAAAGAAGACCACGATAAAGCGGCTGGTAAAGGAAAGACCGGGGCTGAGGTATGGGTGCCTATCATACCTCGCCCCTGCGCTGGTGGATTACGGAGTCCCTAAAAGCCATATTGACGTGCTCACAGACAGAGCGATCAATACCTACGGGATAGCTAATGTGATCCCCTTTGAGCTGACTCACAATGTGCCGAACTGCGGTTACAAGATCGAGATGGACGGGGAGAAGCTCATCTACGCCACGGACACCAATAACCTCAACGGCATATCTGCCCGGAATTTCGATTACTACCTGATCGAGGCCAATTACGAGGACGCGGAGATCCAGGAGAGGATCCGGCAGAAGGAGGAAGCAGGAGAGTACGTCTACGAAAAAAGCGTCATAAAGAATCACCTGTCCAAAGCAAAGGCGGATGCCTGGCTCGCGGAAAACGCGGGGCCCAATTCCAAATTCCTCTATATGCACAGGCACGAGGAGGCTCACCCATGAGGACAGAGGGAAAGATCGTTTCCTGGGACGGAAAGAAGCTGGTGATCATCCCCGCAGCGGAAGATGCCGAAAGGATCTCCGAGGAGATCAGGGAGAAGAGGATCACCGGAGTGCAGCTTTACCTGGATGACGGACGCGGCATTTCGATAGAGCAGAGAAAGAAGATCTTCGCGCTGGTCGCCGACATAGCGGAGTATTCCGGAGACTATCCCGAATATGTCCGTCACTTCCTGACCTGGCAATTCTGCCAGGTGACGCAGCGGGACATTTTCAGCTTGTCGAATACGGATATGACAACCGCTAAATTGTTCATCAGCTATTTGATAGAGTTCTGCTTCCGGTACTCCGTGCCTACCAAGGACACGCTGCTGCATCAGACGGACGACATTAATCGATATCTCTGGCAGTGCATCTACTACCGCAAATGCGCGGTCTGCAACGCTCCTGCCGAGATCCATCACGTAGACCGGGTAGGGATGGGGAGGAATAGAAAAGAAATCATCCACGAAGGAATGAAAGCTATAGCACTGTGCCACGCGCACCACAGCGAAGCACACGGCGACGAAAGGGCTTTCTTCGATAAATATCACATCCACGGAATAAAGCTCGACCACAGGCTCTGTGAGCGCCTGAGGCTGAAAGGAGAAAAGATTGAATAAAGCTGTTTTGATAGGAAGGCTTACCAAGGATCCGGAGGTGAGGACCACCGCCTCCGGAATAAAGACCGCATCATTCACGCTGGCGGTCGATCGGAATTTCAAAAACTCGGACGGGGAGAGGGAAGCGGATTTTATCCCCATCGTTACGTGGAGAGGCGCGGCAGATCTGACCGAAAAGTATCTCACAAAGGGTAAGCAGGTCGCGGTCTCCGGAAGGATCCAGACAAGGAATTACGAAGACAAGGACGGCAATCGCCGCTTCGTGACCGAGGTCGTAGCGGACGAGCTGCAGTTCCTCTCGTCAGCCAGCAGCCAGTCAAACAACAGCGGCAGCACGCAGCAGACACAGAAGGAAGAAACAAGTACCAGCGTACAGGGACAGTTCACCGTCCCGCTGGACGGTTTCGAAGAGATCGATGCAAGCATGCCCTTTTAGGAGGAAAAGATGATAGTAACTTACGATAACCGGGCGGAATCCAACGAAAGTGTCCCCAGGCAGCTGCGGTGCGCGCAGATCCTCGAAGTTCTGGGCGACAGGGAAATGACAGCCAGGGAGATCGCCCTGGATATGTGGACCCGGGGCATGATCCCAACGAGCGAGCGGAATTTCACCGCTCCTCGGCTCACCGAGATGAGCAACGACGGACGAGTGGAGCCATGCGGGTACCGGATGGACGAATGGACTCACAAGAATGTAACGGTCTACAGAAAAAGAGAAGCTGATCGAGTGAATAACAAATAGATGAGCAAAGCACAGGAGGACGCCGCACCTCCTGTGCCTCATCAGAAAGGAATGAAGGATGTCAATGAGTTATTTCTGTGCATATCACAGCTTTTTAGAAACGATCGAACCTCTGAGTGATGCTGAGCGCGGGAGACTTTTCACAGCCTGCCTAGAATACAGCAGGACGGGCAAGACTCCAGATCTCAGCGGGAACGAAAGATTTATATTTCCGAGTATAAAGAGCCAAATTGACAGAGATAATGCCAAATACGAGGACCGAAGACAGAAAGCTTCGGAAAGCGCGAATACAAGATGGCGTCGTGAAGCTATGCGAACGCATGCGAACGCATACGAACGCATGCGACCCAATGCGAACGATGCTATTGAAAAGGAAAAGGAAATAATAAAAGAGAAAGAACTACCTAACGGTAGTTCCAAAGAGAAAAGGCCGAAGCCTTTTCTCCCACCGACACTTGATCAGCTTCAGGAATATGCCAAAGAGGCCAATCTGAAGATAGATTGTGAGCGCTTTATAGATTTCTACAAAGCGAAAGATTGGATGATCGGGAAAAACAAAATGAAAGACTGGAAAGCAGCGGCCAGGAACTGGGCAAGGCCATCGACCACGGAGAGGACGCGAGGGGGCATCGCTCCGAAAAAGCTCGAAGACCGCCACAATTACGATTATGCGAAGATCGAGGAGGAGATGTTCGGTGAAGGTTAGGTATGAGCGCTGCCCCAAGTGCGGGACGATCTCAAAGGTCATTTGGATAAGCAAGGACGGCGAATCGTGGAGCTTCCCGAAAGAATGCAGGCACGAAGCGGAGGCGGCCGGGCATGAGTACGTGACCGATGAAGAATTGATAACCGGGATAGAGACGGCCATGAAGGGGGGAGAATAGATAATGGATTACGATCACATGATAGGGATAGTGGAAATGATGGAGGAAAAGCTGATCGAGCTGATGGGAGATGACGCCTATACAGAATGGTCTCAACAGGTAATGAAAAAGCTTTTCAGGTTGGAGGATGAAGATGCCCTGGGCGGTACTGAAGACGAAGCTTAGACACTGGGCGGAGCTGCTCTCCAAGGAAGGAGAGAATACGAAGCAGCGAGTCCGTGAAGAGATCTGCGACGTCATTAACAACATCGACGAGATCGAGGCAAAGGCAGAGAAAGAGAAGGAAAGAGAGGTGGGCTGGTTTTAATGGAGCTCAAATGGATCCCGGTCAGCGAAAGGCTGCCGGATAACGACGATATGGTGCTGGTCACAGCACAGCCGAAAAAGGGCGAAGCGAACGTGAACCGAGCCTATTACGCGGACGGATCCTGGCACGGATCCGGAAGCATGGCAGGCGTTACAGCCTGGATGCCGATGCCGAAGCCCTACGGCGGACCGACCTGGGAGATCATCGAGAAGCTTCCCGGCGGGTGCAGCCTTATCAGGTGCCCCGTGTGCGGAGAAGAGATCCGGGTGACTTCGGTCGCTGACTGGAAGTATTGCCGGAGCTGCGGGACAAGGCTGGAGGAAGCATGAGCACGATAAAGTGCAGGGATTGCCTGAGCTATCATGCCAGATCACAGACGGTCGGATATTGCGCCTACTGGAAAGCGGCAGCGAAAGAGGATCAGGGATGCAAGGAAGGAAAGGAGAAGCCGAGAAATGGCAATAGATAGTAATGGATACTGGCTCTCATACAACAAGAGGCTCAACCGGATCGTGATAACTCTGCCGCAGACAATGGAAACGATGACAAGACCAGTGTGGATTACGGCCGATCGCAGGGTGGACGTCAAGGACGAGGAACTGGTTGTGCTGCTGCAGATCGTCAGATTGATCTTTGAGAAGTGAGAAAAGGAGAAAGAAATGAATTTTGAAGAATTTAAACAGAAAATGAGTGAAGAAACGCCGATGGAGTACATGGTTCACAAGCTAATGGGAAAGCTGAAAGAGCTGATGCCGGAAAAGGAGTATAGAACATTCATTAACGAGGCTCTTGAGGACGCAATACGCAGGGCGATGAGTAAAATAGATGACCCGTTTAAAAGATGGCTTCTGGAGATGATGCTGTCTTTACCAAAAGAAATGGCAGAGAAACAGAATGAGACGGCTGATTGACGCGAATGCACTAATGGATAAATTGCTCGGTCAATACTGCAAGGATTGCGAAAGACGAAAAGGTCTTAAGCGTGGAAAGCAGACAGTGCTTTATGGGATAGGTGATGTACCTTGCAGGTCGTGTGTGGTGGACGATATGACGGATGAGCTGGCCGAGGCTCCAACGATAGACCCTGTAAGGCATGGGCGGTGGGAGATATATGACACTTATAAGCAGACAATAGATGGACGGACATTTGACGGTTGGTGCGAATGTTCCGAGTGCAGAACAATGTATCCGTGGGACTTCAGTGCATACGACTATTGTCCTCATTGCGGGGCAAAGATGGATGGAGGAGAAGATGGCACAGTGGCTGAATGAAAATAGGCGTCCGAAATCACAGCGGTTTGTCTGCAGTGAGTGCGGCGGGGTGGTCTATTACCCGCAGAATCATCGAAGACAGGATAAAGAAAGAACCATCCCTTATAGGTTCTGCCCATGGTGCGGAATAAAGATGGGAGGTAAAGAATGAGATTCATTAACGCAGACAAATTGATGGAGGAGATGATCAGACCATATAAAAATACTTCCTGGAGATGGGCAAAATTTTTCGAAGAGATAGAGCAGGCGATAGCCGAGCAGTCTGCATTTGATTCCGACTTAAAAGTGGACGACGCAGCCGTCGTTGACAGAAAAGCAGTCATACACCTCATCGTGCAGGAGCTGTCGGACAACTGGAAGGATTACGATCCGAGGCTGGAAAGCTTCGCCGAGGGGCTGATCAAGAAGATCCAGCAGATGGACAGCCCGCTTGATCAGTCATTACGCGCAGCGGAGCCGGCGCACATTGAGGAGCCTCGCGCATACCCAGTACATGCAATAAAACCGGAGGATATCTCCGAGGATGATTATATAGAGCATCTGATAGATGGCGCTATGAAGAAATGGATAGAGAACGGAGGCAAGCTCAATATCGTTTTCACCTACGGAGGGAAGGAAATTGAGTAAATTAAAATCTCATGAAATAGTCAAGGTCGTCAGCGAACTGATCGGCTGCACCGTACCCCAGGGGGATCCCGCTCTTGACACAGAGAGCATGGATAATCTCGATAATCTCATAGCCATGACCTGGTGGAGTCTCAACGAGATAGCCAAGACAGCCCGGTGCGAAGACGATCCCGAAGAGATGGGAGAGCACGCGCAATCGGTCCTGCTGTCAATGGCGGACTGGATCGCCTACGTCAGTCTCCGGAACAAGCAGCCATGATCCAGCACGGGAAGAAGGTAGACAAGACCAGGAAGTACACGCTGCAGGAAGCCCGGCAGATCCTGAAGAGGGAGAAGGTCGACAGCGTCACGAAGAAAATGCTGACTCCGCTGCTGCAGCTGGCGATAATGGCGCACATCGATTGCCGGGGAGAGAGCGGCGAGGTCTTCAAATCGACATTCGAAAAGTACGCGATCGACTACTACAACGGCGAATTTACTCTCTCCGCCATGCGGAAGTACAACACCGATAATATGGCGGAGATCTTTGCCGGTCAGGCAGACAAGGAGATCTATGGCGCATAAAGACCGGGAATTGCACAGAGAGTACTGCCGCGAGTACTACCAGAAGCACAGAGACGAGATCCGGAAGAGGCACGCGGAGTATTACAAGCAGCACAAGAAGGCAGTTGATGAGAAAAACAGGGAGTACCGCCAGGCGCATTATGAGGATTATCTCGCCTATCAGAAAGAATACCGCCAGCAGCACAGAGAAGAGATGAAGGCATACTTCCGGGAATACAACAAACAGTATTACATCAGGAAGAAAAGGGAGAAGCTTCTCGCGAAAGAGAACGGATACTTTAAACCGAAGAAGGAGAGCCCGATCGTCGGCGGCAAGACCTTCAGGCTCGACACCTGCCCGGTGTGCGGATCCAGGGAGGTCGGACGGATAGGGAATAAGTCATACTTCTGCCGGAGCTGCTTCCGGGAGATCACCCAGCATAAAATCTATTTCTACGACAAGGAGGGCATCCGTCGTCTTGAAAGCTGAGACATACCTGAGACAATATAAAGACATCAAGACTCAAATCGAGATCCAGCGGAACCGGCGGAAGATCCTCGAGGACTTCGCCGCTTTGGCCGGGGTGGACTACACCAGAGTAAAAGTGCAGTCTGCCCCGGCGGACACCGTCCCGGACATCGCCGCGAAGCTCCTCCGGATAGACGAGCAGATCACCCGCAAAATCGACCAGCTGCTGAAAGCCGGGAAAGAGATCGAGGAAAAGATCAGCAGAATACCCGACGCGACCCAGCGCGAGGTGCTGCAGCTGCGATACCTGTCATGCCTGGGCTGGGAGCAGATCGCCGACAAGATCAGCTACAGCCTGCGCCAGACTTTCCGGATCCATTCCGCCGCGCTGCAGGCAATGGATAGAATATTGCAATAAAAAAATCCTCCTGGGTGTAGCCAGAAGGATTTTGCTGTAACTAATCGTAATTAATCGTAACTGATCGTAACTGATCGTAACTGATCGTAATTAATTTACGGCAGGATAAACTCCGTCCTGTATTTCTTCCGGTGCTCGGCCATATAGGCTTCAAGAAATTCGAGCTCCGTGCAGGGGGAAAGCTTATTGTGCAGCCTTTCGCGGATCTCTTCGTCCATAAATGCGACGGCCTGATCGTAGAGCCCCTGCTCGATGATCTCCTCGGCGGTCATTTCCCAGCCCGGAGGGGTGATCTCATAATCATCTTCGTAGCCGTTCATGATTTCCTTCGGGTGGTATTCCAGCACATCCGCCAACCTCATCACCGTTTCCGCTGATGCCTGATTGATATCCCTCTGACCCTGTTCAAAGCTCTGCAAGGTGCGGAGGCTTATGCCCGCCGCTTTCGCAAGCTGGGACTGTGACATCATCCGATCCCTTCTGCATTTCTGCAGTGCTTCACCTTTTTTCATTCTATGCCTCCTATGATTACATCATCCTCGGAGACCGGCGGGATGTCGTCCGGATCCTCGACCACTTCGTCGCATATTTCCATATAGCCCGACACATCCACATGGCCAGCCACGGTCGAGTCTCCCGACACGGCTGCGTAACCGTGCACCCAGGCGTGGCCTTTGATCTTTGCCGTCCCGGTGATTTCCGCATTGCCATTCACGGTCGCGTATTCGGACACCATCGCCTCGCCTGCTATAACAGCGGATTCGTTGACTTCCGCGTCGTCTGTGACTATTGCATTGCCTGATATCGTCGCAAAATCGGAGACCCTGGCATTGCCATTGACCCACGCATCCTCAATGACCTTAGCATTGCCGTAGACCGCTGCGTAATCGCCGACCCACGCGAAGCCATCCTGCGAGAGGTTATCTTCGCTTTCGATATAACCGCCGAAATCGCCCGCCTTTACAAATCCATTATCGATTGCGCTGCAAGCCTTGATGCGGTAGAGCTTCCGGCCATTAATAATCACTGTGTCGTCTTTGAGTATTTCGTATTTCTTCATTTGCATATCTCCTTTATTTCTTTCTCTGGTAGTATTGTACTACCGTAGTGTTATATTGTCAATAGATTTGAGCTAAAAATCGTTATTAAAAAGCTACTCTAACCCGCGAGGGGGAGGAGCCGCCCGGAGGCGGCTGCCTTTTACGCTATCCTGTCCAGGATCTCCCGGGCGGTGGTCTTTATGATCTCGATGCTCTCGGTGAGCTCTTTAACGTCCTTTCCGGAGCTCCAGCCGGCGATGTACCCGAAGCTGTAATCGCTGGTATCCAGCCCGAGCATTGAGCAGACTGTGTATGCTATCGACTCGGCTTGTACTTCCCTGGTGTCTCTGTCGGTGGTGTCCTTTCCGGTGTGCAGCATCGAGTGTGCGATCTCATGCACCAGGGTTTTGACTGTCTGCAGCTCGCTCAGCCCGGATTTAATAACGATCTGCTGCGCTGCGTCGCTGTAGTAACCATTCGCCGAGATATCAAAGGCTTCGTAGCTTACCGGCACGGGGGCCGCTGCTTCCAGCTTTCCGATCAGCCCGGCGTAGCCGTCAACGTCTCCGGTCAACTGTGTCACGGGTCCCTCGGGAAGCTCTGCGCCGTCGGTCTGGGAGACATCAAAAACTGTGATCGCGTGGAAGGTCAGCGGAAGGACTACGATTTTCGTTTCTCCGTCTTCTTCGACTTCCATCTGGCGCGGGCGAGGCGCGATGATCTTGATGCCGTGCTCCCCCTTGCGCACCTGGCGGCCCTTCTTCTGCCAGCTTTTATAACCGGCGACCAGTGACGCGTCAGGCTTCTGCATGTAGATCAGGATCGTATTGTTGATGCTGTAGTCCGTGAAGCTGTTCATAAAATCGAGGTAATTTTTAAACTGCTCGCTGCTGAAGACCTCTTTAACGCCTGCCTCTAATTTTTCGGTAATCTCTTTGATATTCTTGGTCATTGCGTGTGCTCCTTTATTTCTCTCTCTGATGGTAGTATACTACTACAGTGGTATAATGTCAAGTAAAATCGCACAAAAAAGCAAAGAATTTTTAACTTTTTTCGCCCGGATCCGCGCGCAGCATGTCATTGAATGGCAGTTAATAAAGCAATAAAATGCTATTGTGCCGAAGCTGTGAACAGCAGCGGGCATAATAGGGCATTAAGGGCGACCAGCTGGGGCCCTTTTTTATTGCCCTGAAAGGAGGGCGCATAATGCCAGGAAGAAAAAGAAAATACGAAGACCCGGCAGCACTGACCCGGGCCATCAATGCATATTTCCGCAAGTGTGATCAATCCTGGGAAGAATCCAAAGAGCACCCCCCGACCGTCACCGGCTTAGCTCTTGCCCTGGGTTTTACGCACCGCAAGCATCTTTACGACTTCGAAAAGAGGGAGCAGCTCATCCGGGAAAGATTGGCCGAAGCCGAGACAGACGAAGAGCGCGAAGCACTGGCCGCGGATCTGGAGACCGCCCAGGCATTGACCGACGCTATCCAGGATGCCCGGACCCGGGTCGAAGCCTGGAATCATGAGCACCTATACAATAACGTGACCTATAAGGGCGCAGCCTGGACACTTGAGCACAATTTCGGTTTCACCCCGGAGAGCACAGTCAAGCTCGGCAATGCTGAGGATAAGCCGCTCCAGGTCAAGATGAGCATGGACGAAAAGCTCGACCTGATAGAAAAGATTAGGAATGGCGATATCTGACGAGGCTCTAAGCTGGTATTACAATCTCGCGCAGACCAGCAATAAAGCATTCATGCCCTTGTATGGGTGCAAAAGCCGCTATCTTGTCCTCATGGGCGGAGCCGGAAGCGGCAAAAGCATCTTTGCCGGGCGAAAGATAATCGAGCGCTGCATAGACTACCCGCACAGGATCCTGGTCGCCCGAAAGGTAGGCAGGACCCTCCGCGAAAGCTGCTTCGCTCAGATCGTCGGGCAGATTACTAAGCATTATGATCTGTCACAGTGGCGGATCAATAAGTCCGACATGGTCATCACTTACACCGGCACCGGAGCGCAGATCATCTTTGTCGGACTGGATGACGCGGAGAAGCACAAGAGCATCTACAATATCACCAGCATATGGATCGAGGAAGCCAGCGAAATAACCGAGGCTGATTTTGACCAGCTGGATATGAGGCTAAGGGACGAGACCGAATGCTATAAGCAGATCATCCTGTCCTTTAACCCGATCGACATTAACCACTGGCTCAAGCATAAATTTTTCGACCGCAAGAGCGAGGACGTAACCACCAGCAGGACGACCTATAAGGATAATCGCTTTCTCCCTCGGGAGTCTGCAGCAGTTCTTGAGGCCTACAAGGACACTGATCCATATCTTTATACGGTCTATTGTCTGGGCGAGTGGGGGGTATACGGCAAGACAATTTTTGACAAGGCCAAGATAGCAGACCGGAGGCAAAGGATACCGGAGCCCGTGAAAAGCGGGCTTTTTTCGTATGCGGATGACGGATTGAAGTTATCGGAAATCAAATTCATCGAGGAGACCGGGGGAGACATCAGGATCTACAGACAGCCGGAGCCATACAAGCCCTACGTGCTGGGAGCGGACACGGCAGGCGAAGGCAGCGACTACTTCGCCGCGCACGTCCTGGACAATACCACCGGCGAGCAGGTCGCGGTGCTGCATGGACAATACGACGAGGATATTTTCACCAGGCAGATCTATTGCCTGGCTGATCACTACAACGGCGCACTTGTCGGGATCGAAGCGAATTTTTCGACCTACCCGATCAAGGAGCTCACCCGTCTGGGATATCTGAGGCAATACATCAGGGAAAGAGAGGACACCTTGACAGGGAAGATAGTTCCGTCCTACGGATTTAAGACGACATCGATAACACGTCCGGTGATCCTGTCCGGGCTCGTGGAGATCGTCCGGGACCATATCGATCTGATCAACGACCGGGCGACCCTGGAGGAATTATTGACCTTTGTCCGGAATGAGAAGGGCAGAGCCGAAGCGGCATCAGGAGCGCATGACGACCTGGTGATGAGCCTGGCCATCGCGCATTACATCCGGAGCCAGCAGCCGGCATACATCGAACCGCCGGCACCGGAGAAGCATTTCAATTTCGAATTTGAAAAGCCCGCGCCGTCACCACTGGGCGAGGGGGAGGAGGTTATCGTCATATGACGCAGATCATCGAGATCCTTGAGATCATAGCCTTGACCGTCAATATCGCTCTGACCGTCATTTTAGCGGAGCGGTTTTTACGTACGGATACACGCACGCCGATAAAAAAACGGCTTAAAACGCCTCTCATAAAGCCAAATTTTCAGGCCGATGAGGCTTTTTTGACGCAGCTTGAGAATATAGACAATTACGGCACCGATAAGCCTCAGAAGGAGATCAAAGCATGAGCAAACCGACAGCGGCGAGCATTTGGAAGGAATACAACCGAGGCAAGGACTACCTGGAGCAGTTCGGATTCTATGAGACCACGCAGAAGTGCTACAACTTCTATGTCGGCGACCAGTGGAACGGCTTGAAGACCTCCGGCGAGACCATGCCGATGCTCAACATCATCAAGCCGGTCATTGACTACAAGGTGGCCACGGTCAACAGCGACGGCTTCAGCATCAGCTACACCAGCCAGGATTACGGAGAGACGAAGGAGCAGACAGCCGAGGCGGTGAAGCTTCTCAACGAAGCGGCCTCCGTGCTGTGGGAGAACCTCAAGATGGACACTGTGCTCTGGGAACAGACCCGGAACGCGTGCATCTATGGGAATACTTACTCGTATTTCTTCCAGGGGGCCGATGATGAGATCAAAGCCCGGACCCTTGATAATGTTTCCCTGCTCTTCGCCGATGAGCAGCAGCGGGACATTCAGCGGCAGAAGTACATCCTGATCGTGCAGCGGCTGCTTGTCTCCGAGGTGAAGGAGATAGCCAAGCAGCAGGGGCTGTCCGATGAAGACATAGCCAAGATCAAGAGCGACAAGAACACCGACAAGATCGTCGGGGAACTGGCCAAAGTGGAGATCGAGCAGGACGATGACGGAAAAGTCCTTTGCATTAAAAGGCTCTGGAAGGAAAGCGGGACGGTCCACATCTGCAGCTCTACCGAGACCGTCATCTATCAGCCGGACACGGAGATCACCGGGCTGACCCTTTACCCGATAGCTCAGCTCACATGGACGGACGGACTCAACACGATCAGGGGGCTGGGAGAAGTGCAGTACATGATCCCGAACCAGATCGAGATCAACAAATCCCTGGCGCGTCAGGCGGTGATGATAAAGCAGTACGCCTTCCCTCACCTGGTCTATGACAAGAGCAAGCTGTCAAAGGAGGCCGTGAAGGCTCTCGGGATGGTAGGCAGCACTATAGGTGTTGACGCTAACGGCGTGACCTCGATAGGAGAGGTCATCAATTACCTCAACGGGCCGGGGATCCCGAGCGACTCTTACAATTTCGCTACCACTCTGGCGACCCAGACGAGGGAGCTGGCCGGAGCCGGCGAAGTTGCAACCGGCAGCATCAACCCCGAGCGGGCATCCGGAGCGGCGATCCTCGCGGTGCAGGAGGCCGCAGCGCTTCCTCTTTCCGGGCAGGAGGCCAATGTCAAGCAGTATATCGAAGACGTGGCCAACATCTGGCTGGATCTCTGGAAGACCTACACGCCTGAAACGGGCATGACGGTATACACCACCGATAAAGATGAGAACGGCAAAGAGTACACCGAAGAGAAAAGGATCCCGCTGGACGTGCTGGAGTCTCTGGACGTCCGAGTGAGGATAGACGTCTCACCGGCCAATCCGTACAGCAAATACAGCAGAGAGCAGACGCTCGGAAATCTCTTCCAGGCCGGTGCTATCACCTTCGAGGAATATGTCAAGGCTCTGGACGATGACGCGACAGCTCCGAAGGCGACGCTGATGAAGATCCTCAGCGAAAGAGAGCAGCAGCCGAGTGAAGCGGAAGCGGCAGCCATGGAAGCGAACAGCAGGCTCGAGCAGAACGAACAGATGATGCTGCAGCAGAATGACCAGATGGACCAGCAGAACGAGAAGATGCAGCAGCTGATGCAGGATAACGCACGGCTGCAGGAAATGATAAAGAAATTGACGGAGGGCAGCAATGGCAACAGCGCAGAATTACCTGGACAAATGGCTGGAGTACAAGAACAAGGCAGCGGACAAACAGCTTGAGGCAGAGGAATTTGTCTCCGCGTATACGCAGGACGAGGCAAAGAACGCTCTGAAGGAAGCCAACCGGGCGAGCTCCATATCCTATCAGCAGGCGATCAACCCTTACGGATACCTCGCGGAGCAGCGCAGGATGAGAGGGCTGTCGTCTTCGGGGATAACCGGAAGGCAGAATACCAACCAGTACACCGGCTACCAGCAGGCTCTGGGAAGCAATTCCGCCAGTTACATCGGACAGGTAGGACAGGCCAAGCAGAACATGCTCAAGGCTACATATCAGACCGAGGCGCAGAAGCTGTCGAATCAGGCGGACTACTACAACCTGTCTTACGAGGAATACATCAGACAGCTCAAAGAAAAATACTCCAAATAGGTGACACATGACAGCATACGCTGACCTTTTGAGAAAACAGAAAGAACAGCATACGGCGGACGCAGAGACCAGGATGAATGAGGCGGTGGAGAAATACCGCAAAGCTCTCCAGGAAGAAGCTGCGAAGCTCAACAAGGGCGCGCAGGATTCCTATGCGAATTTCCGCCCGACCTCCGAGACATCCGCGTCGGCATCCAGAGGGGCATACCTTAACCGCATGGCAGCCGTCAATGCTGCTCAGAATAAGGCATCGGGAGCCCTCGGGGCTTACGGGAACTACTACAGCGCGCTATATCAGGGCAAAAGCGCAGACACCGACGCTGCTATAACCAACATTGAAAAGAAGGATCAGGAAGCACAGGACGCGATAGCGGCTTACCAGCAGGCCGTGAGGAAGGCTAAATCCCGCAGCTACAGAAGGACCACCAGTAAGAGCAGCGGAGAGACCGCACAGCTCACGGACGGCGGCCAGACGACCAACAGCGGATCCACGACTCACGTCAGCAGCTCCGGTGTGACTCATGGGGGAAGCTCCGGCAAACTGAATCTCCCGACAACCGGGAAGAACACGGCATACCAGGCGAAGCTCTCAACAAGCAGCCTGAGCTCAAAGCTGAAAGCCGGGGCGATCACCCAGGCAAAGACACCTTCGGCGAAGACCGCCACCAAAACAGCGACGGTCCACGGGGGAAGCTCCGGAACGATAAAGAGCGAGCTGGCCACTGCAAGAAGCAACCTGATCAAGAGCCTGACTCTTTCAGCGCTGGCTGGCGACAGCCGCACTCCTGATATGGTGACGGCGGCAGTTTCCGCACAGACCGCATATCAGAAGGCGCTCGACAACCAGAACCAGAAGATCGCGGATGCGAAGAAGAACCTGGAGGCCTATAAGAAGCCCCAGAGACACCCGGATACAAATACACCATTCGCCAGCCAAGACGACACGGCATACAACGTTAAGGTTCTCCAGAACTACCTCGACGCAAAGGCGTCATGGACAGACCCGAACGAGATCAAACTGCTTACGAGCAATATCAATAACATCCTTTCCTCCGACGTCTACATGACGCCTGAACAGAGAGCCGGATACATGGCAACCGTAGAGGAGCTGAGACGCCAGGAGAAGGACCAGGTAAACGCTGTCGACCTTTGGAATCAGACAGCAAAGGCCGTGAAGCTCGACGCTGGTACAGCTTCGCTGCTGGACACCTACAACGACGCTTACGACAAGAGATCCTATTACAACAACTATCAAGATCCGGGCGAAGCTGAGACCGAGTGGAACAAGAGCGAGGCGACCATGGCCGAGATCCGGGACGCCTTCATGCGCGAAGGCTACACCGAGGAGCAGTTCAAGGCTCTGGCCGAGATGCGCAGACAGAAGACCAATGCGGAGAAACAGCAGGCAAGGAACGAGCTGAACGCTGCATACGCGGAGAAGTACCCGATACTCGCTACTCTGATCAGCACTCCGGCAAGCCTTATAAGCGGCAGCGGCCTTGTAGATATGGGCGTAGACAATGCGCTCGGCTATGCCGAGACCTTTGCTCCGAATCTGGACGTAAACAGCGAGTATTTCCGTATGGCCAACTTCGCTTCTACGGAAAGACAGGCAGTTTCCAAGGATATGGGGAAGTTCGCGAAGTTCATGTATGACGTGGGAACGTCAGGATTGGACAGCCTTGCGGCAGCAGCGATAAGCTCAGGGCTTCCCGGCTTCGGTGAATTTCTGCTCGGATCCGGAGCAGCTGTCCAGGAAATGATGGACGTTACCAGCAGAGGCGGCACCACACAGCAGGCTGTGACCGCAGGTATGGCCGCAGGAGCCTTCGAAAGCATCTTCGAGCATGTCTCTATCGAGAACCTCGAAGCACTAAAGGAAATGCCCGTCAGGACGGCTAAGGACTGGGTGTTGAATATGCTCAAATCCGCGGTGACTAACTTCGAGGAAGAAGCTGCCACCGAAGTGGCCGATATCGTGAGTGAGTATCTCATTGCCGGAGACGTCTCCGAGGCGGCACAGACCTATGAATATTACCTTTCCAAGGGCATGAGCGAACAGGAAGCCTCAAGGCAGACGGCCATAGATCTTGCGGAACAGGTCGTTATGTCCGGTGTATCCGGTGCCGTAATGGGTGTCGGCTTCGGTGCTATGAGCGGAGTGAACGCTTTCAGAGGACAGGAAACAGTCCAGACAGCGACGCTCACGCCCGAACAGATAATGGAAGCCATAACCGAGGCGTTCAGCGGCACTCAGATCCTCAATAACGTCACTGAGCAGATCAGGGATATGGATCCCTCCCAGGCTTCACCGATACTGAGCGAAGCGGCAGATCAGATGCACGCAGCAACTGAGGCGTCGATAGCGGAAGCAGAAAGGATCATCGAGGAGAGAGCGGCGCAGCAGGTATCAATTGATACCGTTAAAGCTGATTCTGATGCAGTGACTATCAACGAAGGAAGAAATATTCCTTTTGGATCTTGGGATGTAAAACATGCAAATGATAATTCATCCAATCATTTCGGCGATAACGTCGTCGCATACTATTCAAATGCTGAAAAAACCATTGATTCTTATGATTTATCTGAATCAGATAAACAGCAGGTGATGGGCGATATCCATGCATTATGTTATAACGCGTTAAACGACAGGAAGTCCGGCAAATCCAGAATAAGAGAATCAGAGGCACTGGAGGCGTTGAACAATGATATTTCCAAAGTAATAGGAAACGCTAAGAGTGTCGCCGATAATGGATTGAGCCCCAGTTACAATAAGAGTTCTGTGACAAATGCTTATTCTGACCCGGTAATCAGTTATGATTTCAAAGATAATGACATTTATGAAACAAAGATAAAAGAGAGGATCGATTATTCGAATAATATTGATTTCAGCGAGGCCAATCTGGCTGTTATCCAAAACGAATATCACGATTCTGTCGACCCGGGCTTGGTCAACTTTTATAACAGCGTAAATTCGGGAACAAATACAGTCAAAGAATATGAAATAGGGCTTATTACAGCACAGCAGGCGAAAGATATATTGGCATTGATCGGGATAGACACGACCGGATATAAAGTTTTCATTAACGAGGAAAGGGCAGAACATATTCATAAAGAACATGGCGAACATGGGTCAAAAAATAGATCAATGAAAGATCCTGCCGACGTCGGAAGATTAAAATACGTCCTGAATAATTATGACAGGATTGAATTATTAGAGGAAAGTGAAGGACGCTTTAATGATTCGAATAATAAACCATCTGCCATAATAAGGTTTTCAAAACGAATAAATGGCCGTGTATATACCTCTGAAGCCGTAAGAGACAACCAGAAACAACGTATTTTGATATTAACGGCATATAAAAAAGAGGGGCGCAAAGCGGCTCATGGCAAAAATACCCTTCGCAGCACGTCCGGAACGTTGCTTCCGCATCCCTCTGATTACAATGATACTCAGGAGCTATCGGAAGTCAAGGATTTTAATAATTCTCAAACAGATTCAAACGACAAGGGCGGCAGAGATCAAGGGAACAGCGGTGGGAACACTCCTCCTCCGAGCGGTGCAGCTCCTGCAGGCGGATCGCCTGCTGCGCCTCCGTCAAACAGTACTTCCGGCACTACTGCCAGCAGCATGAGGACAGGGCAGAAGGAATGGGCTTCTGACAATCTTACCCGAGAGGTAATTTCCAGAGCTTCCGGGACGACCCCCAACGGTATAAAGACCGATCAGAGCGTGCTTCCCAAGATCGACTATAACAGGGCTCTTGCTGAAGGTACGCAGCGTCCGTACGTCAACAAGAACGCATACACACTGACCCAGAAGGCGAGGGTGGCGCTCGTCGATAAGGACGCATCCCTGTACGATTACAGGCAGAAACATTCGGACAGCCTGATCTACGAGAAGAAGACGCTGATCAATTCGAAGGCGACCATAACAGCGGCAGCCATAGGCGCGCAGACAGGCAACAGAACGACCGGTATGCAGCTCAACGCCCAGATGGAGCCTGTAGGGGAGTCCCTTGCGACTATTATCAGTGACATCAAGAAGGACAGCTCACTGAACGGCAGGGGCATGGATCTGATGCAGGATTACCTGTACAACAAGCTCAACATCGAAAGAGCCGCAACGGAGAAGACCTTTACCGGAGAAGCTCCGACGGAAGCGATGAGAGCCGCAGACAGTGAGCGCATTGTAAGGAACATCGAAACGCAGTACCCGGCCATCAAAGACCATGCGGCCAAGGTGAGGAAGTTCCTGGATAATAACCTGCAGTTCATGGTGGACACCGGCACAGTGAGCGCGGATCTGGCGGACAAGCTGAAGGGAATGTATCCCGATTACCTTCCGGTCATGATGAACGACGAAGGCTCGGCGGAGATCGATTTCAGCAATTACACCGATCAGCTCGATAAACAGCTGGTGAAATACGCGAAGGGCGGGACCGTGGATCTCATGAGCTGGGACAAAGCCATTGAGAAGTACACCAGGGCGGTTTATTCCCAGGGCTTTAACAACCAGATGCTCAACGAGATCGTCGCTGCTGCCATGAACGACCCGGAATGGGCGAGGCATAACGTGAAGATCCTCGCGGTCATCCCGGGAGGGAATGCTCAGACCGCAAGACAGCTCGTGGAAAGCAACAACTCAGGCGGAGATAACGTGTATGCTGCCATCAACGGCGACAGCGCTGTCGTCTTCGGTGTATCGGATTATCTTAACAGCTCAGTGAGAACGCTCGCCGCAAAATCGAAATTCCAGTTTGACACAAACACAGACTCCAATATAACCAATGCGCTGGGAGAGGTAGGGAACTACTTCGCCCAAGGCGGATATATGAGGGATCTCAACAGTCTGGTGACGACATACAAACCGTCGTTCTTCCTCAGCAACCCGATGAGAGACCTCGGAGATCTGCTGGTAAACTCCCCGCACCTTCAGGAAACATTAGCCTCCTACCCGACAGCATGGGCGGAGGTTTTTTCAAATTCGGAAGGATACCAGCGATTCGTGGCCATCATGAGCAACGACATCCTCACACCCGACACGAAGACGAATGCGGTATCCGAGAAGTTCACAGAGATATCCCAGGCGACGGAGCTCGTCACCAGATACGCGGAATACCTCGGAGGAATAAAAACATACGGCGATACGTACGAAGGCCGTATAAAGGCACTGTACGACGCCAAGGAAGCGACCGTAAACTTCGGCAGGAGCGGAGAAGTCGTACAGAAGGCAAACCAGTACGCTTTCCGTTTCCTCAATGCCGGTGTCCAGGGCATAGATAAGATGATCCGCAACGTCACTGAGAGGAAGAACACCGGAGCGCTGACGCTTTATACGCTGAGAGCTGCGGCACTGGGAGCTTCCCCGCTGATATTAAACGCCCTGCTGTGGCGCGATGATGACGATTTCGAGCAGCTCACAGATTCCATGAAGTCGAAGAACCTGTACCTCTTTAAGACGAACGAGGGCAAGTTTATGGGCATTCCTCTGGGGAGAACCAATTCGGCAGTGTCCAGAGCGATCCTGTACGCTGCGGACGTGCTCAACGGCAAGGAGAAGCTGTCATATGCCGGCTTTACTTCAATGCTGCAGGACGTCTGGGACAACGTGGGAATCGACGTCGGAAGCTCGTTCATCCTCTCTCCGATATTTGACGCGATCAGGAACAAGACCTGGTACGGCGGGCAGATAGAGAGCGATTACGAACAGGACAAGCCAGCATCCGAGAGATACGACTCTTCCACAGATTACCTCTCCAGATGGATAGGAAAGCAGACAGGATGGAGCCCGAAGAAGATCAATTACGTCCTCGATCAGTACGGAGGAGTGCTCTTCGATTACACCTTCCCGCTCTTTACTCCGGAGACGATGGGCCAAAATGCCTATGAATTAGCGGTGGAGCCCGTGTTCAAACGCTTCTCCGCCGATCCGGTCTACAGCAATGACATCGGATCCGATTTCAATACGGCCTTCAGAGACTCTGAACAGAACCGGAACAGCGCTAATCCTCCGGCAGGCAGCGAGCTTGTATATAAATACATGAACGCGCAGAAGAGCGCGGCAAACAAGCTCTACAAGGAGATTGACAAAATCAACAGCTTCAGGGAACTGTCCGAGGAAGAGCAGCAGGCTTTGATAGATGCTTACGGAGATCTGAAGACCTACAAGGCCAGAAAAGAAGCGGTAAGAGCTCTGCGGATCACGATCAACGGCATAAAAAAGAACGCCGTGGCGCAGTACGACACCGTAAAAGCGAAGGCTGCGGAGTATTCGGGCTACAGCGACAAGGAGGGCTACCTGAGGCTCAACCACGACCTATTCGGTGCCGAATATGCTCTCAAGTATTACTCGACGGAGGACTACGCCTACGCCGTCACAGGGGCTCAGGGGGGCATGGATTATGAGACCTATTACGACTACATGCTCAACACCACCGGGATCTATGCAGACAAAGACAAGAACGGCAGGAGCATCAGCGGAAGCAAGAAGCAGAAGTATATAGACTACATCAGCGGCATGGACATCTCTCTGGGAGAAAAAGCCTTCCTGCTCGCCAAGGAATATCCCTCGCTTTCCAATGCCTACACGCCGAGTCTTGACAGCAAGAAATGGAAGCGGGCTCTCTTCGATTACGTCAACAGCATGGATATCTCATCCGAGGCAAAGAAAACTATCCTTGAACAGTATGACTGCTTCGAGGTAGACAGCAAAGGAAACGTTAAGATCCACTAAACCGCGACTCAGCTGCAAGTCAGCTGCAGTAAGCGAAAATTTATTTTTTGTGAAAAACAGCTTCGGCTGTTTTTTTTATGCGGCTGCAAAACGGCATCGACCGAACCTCGCCGAAAACCGAGAAACAGGAGCATCAAATGCCTGAGGAATTAGTACAAGCGGCAGCTAATGAAGCGGAGACCGCCGCACCGCAGACCGCGCAGGAGTCAACAGGGACCACACAGAGCGCGGAGAGCACCACCAAGACGGAGACCAACTCCGCAAAGACGGATACCAGAGCCGTTTCGAACCGTATCAACCAGATCCGGGCAGAATCCGACAGAAAGATCAAAGAGCTGACAGACCAGCTCGCCCGCTACAGGAAGCTGGAAGACACGGCGAAAGAACTGGGCTTCAACGGTACGAGCACCGATGAGATCGTCTACGCCATGATGGCCGACAAGGAAGGCCTCACTGTCGACGAGATCAGAAAAAGGGAAGAAGCGAAGAACCAGCAGGTAGACAGCATCGTAGAGAACGACCCGAGGATCGCTGCCGCCAATGAGATCATCCAGCAGAGCAAATTCCGGGCGGACCTTGAGTCTATCAAGGCCGCATATCCCGACCTGAAAGCCGAGAGCGTGGAAGACCTGGGTGAAGACTACATCAAGATGCAGATCGTCAACGAGCAGCAGCCCGAAGAGTACCAGCTGGACGCAGCCACCATCTACGGAATGGCAATGGCCAAGAAGGCCAAGACCGAAAAGAAGATCCCGGCGTCCACAGGGGACGTTGAGAGCGGTGCAGCACCGGAGAAGGAATTTTTCACCTCTCAGGAGGTGGACCACTTCACGAAGGAGGACTATCTCAAAGACCCGTCCTTACTCGAGAAGGTCAGAAAATCAATGACAAAGTGGAGGAACTAAACACAAATGAGTTATGCAAACTTCAAAGGAGAGTATTGGTCCGCATACATTCAGACCGAGCTCGGAAAGACGACCGTTCTGACCGAATTTTGTGATTACAAATTCGAGCCGGAAAGCAAGGGCTCTGACAGAGTCCGCATCCTGGGCGTAAATAAGCCCACCATCAGCGACTACACCGGAAGCGACATCACTATCGAGGAAGTGCCGGATTCCGCTCAGTGGCTGCTCCTGGATAAAGCTAAGTATTTCGCTTTCACCGTTGACGACGTTGACAAGGCGCAGATGAATCCTGAGCTGATGAGTGCTCTTCAGAAGCAGGCCATCGTCGCTCTCGCTGAGACCGAGGACAGCGCTGTTGCTTCCGAGGCGACCAACCTCACGACCATCACCAAGACCACAGCTGTCACGACCGAAGCGCTGGCTATCGCAGCCGTTGATGAAGCCTTCGAGAAGCTCTGGGATAATGGCGTAGGCCTCAACACTGAGTGTCAGATCGCCGTTACTCCGTGGTTCTACAACCTGCTCAAGGGCAAGCTGATCAACATAACCGACGGCAACAGGACCAACAGCATCGTCACCTCCGGCGTGGTAGGCTTCTACAACAACGCCGAGGTGAAGCTGACCAACAACCTTTACAACGACGGCACCTATGACTGCTGCGTCGTAAGGACCAAGAACGCCATTGCCTTCGCAAGACAGGTAAAGAAGGTCGAAGCCTTCAGACCCGAGAAGAGATTCTCCGATGCTCTGAAGGGACTTGACGTCTTCGGCGTCAAGGCTGTCAGACCTGAAGAGGGCATCTGCCTCAAGGTAAAGAAATCATAATTTAAGGAGGAAAGAATAGAATGGCTGCATCTACAGTTACCATCGCAAAAATGACTCTTAATGAGCTGAAGACAATGCTCACGGCTTCCGATGCCACAGCAGCGGCTTCCGACTCCACTTACGGAGCTGGCTACTATGTTAAAGTTCCCGTAGGAGATTCCGCGAAGCTCATGATCCTGTTTTTTAACAGCCACGGCTCTAACGCCTACGACATCGGCATCCTTGCCGGAACAGCTCCGGGAGCCACGGACGCGGCGATCGCGCTTTCGGATCTTGCGGCAGGAGGCTGCAAGGCTATCGTTGTCGAATCCGCGAAGTACGCCCGAGACGGCTACATCATCGCATCCGGAGAGACCACATCCATCAAAGTGGCAGCGCTCCAGCTGCCGTAACCAGAGGGGAGGGAAACCTCCCCCTTCATTTAAGGGGGCGAAATGCAGATTACATTAGGAGACGTTAAGAGGGCGACCTACACGAGAATGTTCCTGGAGGATACCGAGTACGAAGAGTACGACGAGGCTATCATCCAGGGAATCAATCACGGGCTGCTTGATCTGGCCAACCTTTTCCCTATCAAGGCGCAGTACGAGATCACTCAGACAGCCTCCACGGACGAAGGCGAGAATGAGTACGACATCAGGACTTTAACTCAGGAAGGCGGCATAAACAAGTTTATACGTTTTGCCAATCCTGCGCTGCTGGTAGTCTCCGGGGGCGATACGTCCGTTGCCTTCGACTTCAAGATCATCGCCGACAGATATCTCCATATCAAGAAAAATTACGGCGGCACCTTCAAGGTGCAGTATTACCGTTTTCCGGCAGAGATCAGCAATGATACTGACGAAAACTACGAATTTGACATCGATGCCGAAGCCGCCAACCTGCTGCCCCTTTACGCGACATGGT